ACCGTTACGGTCTTGTCGATGGAGCCGGAGGCTTGCAGTTCCAGCTCCAAATCATTCAAAAATGTCATGACACCTCCCGCGCATCGCTTCCAAGTTCAGGATAGCAGGTGCGGCAGGAGGCGTCAAGGGGGTGAGAAGCATGGATGAAAAGACACTGAAAACTGAAAAAAGAATAGCAGCTTTCGCAAAGCGAAGTCTGGAACGAAGAACGAGATGGCAGCAGGAAACGGAAATCCGAGGAAAGTACAGGCAGGCATTAAAAAGCGCCGAACTGCCGGAGCAGGACGGCGCGGGAAATGTGACCTTGCACTTTAGCGGAGAGGCGGAAGCGCGGCATCCAGAACTTTGAGAGTATCCGGGGAAGCATCCGAAATAGCGGATCGGAGTTTACGCAAGCACTTCATGGCGACTTTGATCTCGTCAACGATGCTGTTTCTGGTATCCGCAGTAATGGAGGCGTCGTTGTCGAGCTGATGGTTATTGAGGAAAATGCACTGATGTGTGATGGAGTACAAGAATTCAAGCTCATTGAGGGAAAAAGATTGATCCATTTATCTCACCTCCTTCTTGCCTGCAAAATTGAGTAACCCGGGGGCGGCGAGATGGCGTGAGCGCTCGCCTGCGAACGCGCCACCTCTGCCAGTTTGTGCGCACCGGACAAAGGATGCCGTTTTCCGCGTTTTTAACGTGGGGCGACCACGACGGCAGCCAGCCGAGGCGACGGCTGCTTTGTCCGACCCTCTCACTTACGGAGCGACCCGGCCGCCATGGCGCTATGGCTTGGCGGCGACTGTGAGAAGCTTACGGCGCACACAGATCGAGGGAGGCATTATGGAAGAAATCAGAGTCTCCATAAGGCAACACCCCCCTTTCCGTGAAGGATCCCCGAGCTGCCCGGGTGACTCAATTTTACAGGCAGGAACAGGAAGTGTCAAGGAAGAAGGTGAAGAGATGTCCGAGGAACAGAAGAAGAAGATCGACGGCGTGCTGCACGAGATGAAGCATATGAATCCGCAGCAGATCGAGGTCATGATCACATATATGCAGGGTATGGCAACGGCGGCAAAGCTGATGCAGGCGGGACGGAAGGAGGTGTAAGACATGGAAAAACTGAAACGGGCGACGCTTCGTGCGCTGCTGGAAGAGATTGGGGTGCTTTTTGACGAGGACAGCGGTGCGGCTGAGTACGCGGAGGCGCGCGGCAATGCGGAACGCTGCATCAAGATTTTGCATGAAATCGGGATGCCGGAGCATGCGGAGCCGCCGGAGAACAGCGTGGTCGCGTGGGGCATGAACAGCGTGGACGCCTTCGTGGTGAAGAGCTTCCACGCGGCGGGAGAGGATGCACAGTCGGAAATCCTTGATATCCTGAAAAACCGCGCGTTCGAGAAGAGGAAGTTTTAAGGGAGGCGTGAGCATATGCCGAAGATGCGAGTCGAGCGGACGACGGATTACCGCCTGCGGGCGATGATCCGGGGGGAAATGGCCGCGCAGGGCGTCACCATCGAAGTGGCGAGCCGGTACGCAGGATGCAGCGAAAAGACGCTCTACCGCGTTTTCGAGCAGCCGACCGCGTACTTTGACAAGGTGCTGCCGCTGATGCGGAAGCTGTCCGTGCCGATCGAAAGGGTGCGGGAGACGATCTGTTATCCATACTGAGGGAGGAAAGAACATGAGCGACGTGGAGTTTATCACGGGGATCAATCACCAGAGAGCGCGGGAGCGAGAATGGGAAGCACGCAGAGCCGAGAGGGATGGCCTGCGGGAAAAGAGAGAGCGGGTGCGCCGGACGGCGCTCTCCGTCTGCTGGCTTGCAGGGGCGTTTTTGTCCGGCATGGCGCTGGTGCTGCTGGCCTTGGAGCTGGCCGGTGCGGCGCTGGCCTTCGGAGGCGCGGCGGCGATCAGCGCTGCATTGGGGAGTGTGCTGTATGAGCTGTGAGGACGACGGGAAAATTCCAGTGGAGCTGACGCCGGAGCAGCTGGCAGACCTGATCGATGCGGCCACACGGGCCGCTGAACAGGATCAGGAGGACGCGGAGATACTGAGCAGTCAGCCGCGCATCGACCGGGAGACCGTCGGGGAGCTGCTGGAGACGCGCAAGCGGCTGCTGACGCTGGCGGCGTGGATGCAGCATTTGTGGGAGGAGGCCGTGGACGAATAATGCGGTACGCACCGAAAACAAAGCCGATCCCGCCTCCCTGCGGGAGAGACTGTCCGGGACGTGCGCCGGGATGCAGTGCGATGTGCTGCTCGTGGATGCCGTATCAGTCCATCCGGGAGCACATCTATCAAAAGCAGCTCGCAGAGAAGCACGCGCAGGAGCTGAATTTCGTGGCGCAGCGGGAGATCGCGCACGCCGGGAGGAAAGTAAGGAAGGGGCATTTGTATGCGGCAAAATAGCGTCGATTACCCGGGAGAGCGGGCACCGCGCAGGCCGAACGTGATCGCACAGGCCGGGTATACCGGGAAGAACTACTACACAGTCGTGTACCGGGATCAGAGCGTCACGGTACGCGCGGGAGACGAGCTGGCCGCGATCTTTACGGCGGCCAAATACTGGGGCTATAAGTGGAGCGCGCCGGAGTACCACCAGAACGCCAAGGCGATGAAGCTCCACCATAAGCCGGAGTTCCTGATCGGATAAAAAATGCCCTCGACCGGTTGCAGCCGGACGAGGGCGGAGAGGTCTACACTTCCCCGTAACAAGTTAAGTACAAGGAGAGTATACCATGAAAATCCATATTTGCAAGAGGCGACGGAGATCATTCGCGCTGACGACGGGGAGGGATGAGGCACGATGCTGACGCATCTGAGCCTGTTTACCGGGATCGGCGGGCTGGATCTAGCTGCCGAGTGGGCAGGATTTACGACCGTCGGGCAATGCGAGTTTGCCGATTACCCGACGAAAGTGCTGGAAAAGCACTGGCCGGACGTGCCGCGCTGGCGCGACGTCCGGACGCTGACAAAGGAGAGTTTTTATGAGCGGACAGGCATGCGAACAGTTGACGTTATTTCCGGCGGATTCCCCTGCCAGCCCTTCTCCGTGGCTGGAAAGCAAAAGGGCAAAAGGGATGATCGATACCTCTGGCCGGAGATGCTCCGAGTTATCACCGAGCTGCGCCCGCGTTGCGTTGTCGGCGAGAACGTTCCTGGAATCATCAAGATTGCCGCCGGGCAGGTGGTCAAGGATCTGGAGCGTGCTGGCTATCACGTCGTCGTGTTTAATTTTGAGGCTGCGGCTGTCGGAGCTTGGCACAGAAGATCGAGGGTGTTCTTCGTCGGCATCGCAGATGTGGCCGACACCGACGGTGGCTGGCTGCACGATAGCAACAGAAAAGAAGGTCAACCTGCTCGCAGCCGGGAAAACGACATTTACGAGCAATCAGGGCGTACATGGGGGGGTGAGCAATCTGCGGGAGCACGTGTTAGCCCGGACGAAAGGGCTGTGGCCGCCGCCGCGTGCGAACGAATACAAAGACACGCTGAAATCTGTGCCGCCAAGCCGGCAGAAAGATCCGGGCAAATGCAATCTGACGCAGAGAGTGGCAATGAAGCTGTTTACGACACCATGTGCAGCGGATGCGCAGGGGACGCACGGTGGGGGAAATCACAGGAGCTTGCGGACGGACGTTGCTGGGCAGCTGAACCCGACGTGGGTAGAGTGGCTCATGGGATTCCCGCCAGGGTGGACAGACTTAAATGCCTCGGAAACGCCGTAGTGCCGCAGCAGGCATACCCGATTTTTAAGGCATTGATGGAGGAGCTGAACCGATGGACTTAGAACAAACCGCGATTGAGCGGCTCAAGGTGGCCGCGGGATGGAGGATATATGACAGACAAGGAAAAGGAAATCGTGCAGGCGCTGCGGTGCTGCGCGAAGGGGCTTGGACACGACGACGCGTGCGAAAACTGCAAGGTCGGAGAAATCCAAGATCGGCGGGAATACATCGAGTTTGCGGCTGCTAACGTGATCGAGCGCCTGACCGCCGAGAACGTGGTGCTTCCGGATGGACAAGCAAGTGCGCTTGAATCCCTTCGCAAAGAAATTGAGTGGAAGGATATGGTGATTGCTCTTGCTCAGCGGAAGCAGGCGGAGGCAGAAGCCGAGAGGGACGCGGCGTTAGCAGACCTCGCGGATGCGCGGAGCTGCAAGACTTGCAAGTATGCGTGCGATACGCGCGACTGCTCCAACTGTAAATCAAAGACGTGCAAATGCAGTGAGTGTCATCTCGACAAGAATGCGTGGGAATGGCGCGGCTTGCCGGAAACGCCGGAGGAAGGAGAAATCTGAATGATTTGCGAATGTTGCCCACTTTCTGATCCGGAAGATGTCTGCCCAGAAAGTGAGGGTAAATACGGTTATGAAACAAGCGACGGTCGGCTCGGCTGCAAGCATCCTCGGAGTTGGGTGGAAAAACGAGACAGAGAACACACGGGCGCGATTGGCGTTATGGGGTTGGATATGGGCATCGAGATGAACTTTACGGTGGAAGAATACGCAAGATTGCTTGAAATCTGCAAGCACATGGTCGGGCTTGACCATAAGCGACCGTATCACCGGCATGGAAAGGCGTTTTACCGTCCATACAGGAATTACTATGAAGACACACTTTCCGGGAATCGAGTTTTAGACAAACTGCCGCGTGACGTTGTCCAGAAAAAAGTAGGAATAGTCAGCACATGGTACACGCTCACGGAAAATGGGTTGAAATGGCTTGGACGCCAACTCCACATTACGATTCTGAAGGAAAGGATGTAGACAGAATGGAAAGACTGACTAAATGGAACGAATCATCGCATAAACACGCCTATTATCCGCGCTGTTTTAAGGGAAACCGTATTTTTGACCCGCGAGAAGGCCAAGCGGGCGCTGCAGGAAATGGAGGCTGCGAAGTGAGTTTCAGTAAGGTAAAGACCAACTTTGCCAAAATCTTTGTTTGTGGATCGGCTGAAAAACCGTATTACAACATTTTGTATTTTGATCCGACAGATAAAAAATATCACGTTGGGTTCGGCTCGTTTTGCCTTGCGAATGTATTCAAGTGGCTATCGGAAGAATTTGAAATTGAAGATGCACCAACCGTTGATGTGGTATCGGTAGTGCGCTGCAAGGACTGTAAACACGGAGAATTGTATGAAAGGAATGATGGAGAGACTGGCGTTTATTGTAATTGCTCAAATTCGATTTTTAAATACGCGAACGAGAACACTTTTACGCCGGTGAGGGATGTAGACGATTTTTGCAGTTACGGGTTACGAAAAAGGAGGTACAATGCATTGCCCGAGCTGCGGTGCAAAGATGGATGGAGGAAAGAATGAGCGGGCTGAGATTTGAATCGATGGCGGACATGCCGCCGAGAATGCGGGAGCTTTACTCGCGGCAGGCGCTCCAGGAGGAGCAGGCAAAGAAGCGCACCGCGAAGTACCGAAATGCTCCGGCAGAGCGGGCGGGAATCAAATTCGATAGCCAGAAAGAGGCGCGGCGGTACGACGAGCTGATGGCGATGCTCCGCGCGGAGATCATTACAGATCTTCGGCTCCAGCCGCAGTTTACGCTGCAGGAGAGCTACATAACCGAGGTCGGACAGCGCATCCGCGCGATCCGCTACACGGCGGATTTCTCCTATCGCTTCGGAGGGAAGCTGGTGGTGGAGGACGTGAAATCAACGGCCACGCGCACAAAGGAGTACCTGCGCAACAAGAAAATGATGCGATCCAAGTACGGGATCGACATACAGGAGGTGTAGGGATGGCAGAGGATGAAAAGCGCTGCCTGCTGCCGAAGTCGGCGCGGTGCTGCATGATGGAGTACGCGGGCGACGAGACCTGCGCACACTGCGGATGGCAGCTGGAGGAGCAGACGCGCAGAAAGGCGCTGCCGCTCACGGAGGATGAAAACGGCGTGCGGAGGAAGCACGTAGGAAAGGAGCAAACAGATGGCTGAGATCATGCAATATTTTGCAGTAGAGCTGGTTTCGTTTGGAAATGAGTACAACGGCAAGCATTGGGCTGTGGATTTCGTTGGGACGGAGTATCCCCCGAGGATCGTGATGAAGCAGGAAACGCCGCCTCTCTATAAGATCGAGGAGGATGGAAAACGGACGATCGAGCCGAATCCGACGGTACAGATCATCGGCAGGCCGGACTTGCAGGTCGTGACGACCGGCAAGCTCCAGATCAGCAAAAAGGATCTTACCAAGATGGTAAACGGCGCGGCGAATCTGCTGGAGCTGTTTCTGCACGGCTTTATGCAGGAACGCAAGGAGATAGAAGCGGCAAACAGCCGGGAGAACTGATTTTTCGATGGACTTATGCCTGCGCACTGTGCCATGAGGTGCGCAGGAGGGAGACCCGGCTTAAGGCGCCGGGCGCGGCAGCTGCAAAGGCCGCGTCCGGGTAAAAAAGGAGTGGACAGTATGCCAACGATGGTAACGATGCAGTGCGCGCGATGCGGGAAGGTATTCCAGCGCGCGCCGTACAGGATGAAGAATGCGGAAAAGTTTTATTGCAGCAAACGTTGCTCGGCGGTAACGGCGGCGGAAAATTGCGAACGAGAAGGTGAAGGGATTTTCAAAAAGAAAATTCACCCAACGCAGACGCGCATCCGGATCACGACAAGGATACCGGTATTCCCGAAGCTGCAGCCCAAGGTGGGCGCGGTGTACGATGCGCTGAAATTCGAGGCAAGGTACGGCGGGCATGGAGGATATGTGATCGAGTCCGGCGGGAAGAAGATCAATGTGCGGCTGGATGAGGCCGTGGAGGTGACGTGATGGATAAATACATTACAAGTGAGCAGCGCGACGAAATTTTAGAAGAGCAGTATGGGAACAGATACAGAGAGCTGCTGAAAGAGTACACGGGAATAAATGCAAAGCCTTACACCGAGTACCAATTTTACGATGCCGACGGAGAATACATCGGGGATAGCCAATGGATGGATATCGACGATTTACTGGAAGAAGCAGGAATTAAAGTAAGCGACAGCGGCGCTGTACGCTGAACGCATGGCCGGAAGATCCGGCCACGTTTTGAACGGGCAGAGAAACACAAAGGAGGGCTTCGGTATGCAATGGGAACAAGGATGCTTATTCGGCGACAACCCGGAATACGATGCGTTCACGGAGAAATTCAAACCCAAAAAGACAACGGATGACTGCTACACGCCACCGCTCGTTTATGATGCAATCCTGGATTGGGCGTGCAGTGAGTATGGAATCGATCCTGCCTGCATCGTGCGGCCGTTCTACCCGGGTGGGGACTATGAACGCTTTGAATATCCGGACGGATGCACAGTGCTGGATAACCCGCCGTTTTCGATCTTATCAAAAATCTGCGAATTTTATCTGGATAGAGGGATCTCATTTTTTCTCTTTGCGCCGTCGCTCACGGCGTTCTCCGGCCGATCAGTTGTGATGCGGACGAATCATATCATTTGCGATGCAGATATCACATACGAGAATGGCGCAGTCGTTCGCACAGCATTTATTACAAGCTATGGCGGGAACGTCGCGCAAACTGCACCAGAACTGAGAAAGGCAATCGAGCGGGCGATGCGGAAGATAAAGTCGGAGACGAAACGGGAGTTGCCGAAATATACATACCCAGATCATGTGCTTACGGCAGCCATGCTGCAGAAATATGCGCACTACGGTATAGAGCTTGCGGTTAAGCGCAAGGACTGCACACAGATTGCAAAGCTGGACAGCCAGTGCCAGATGGGGAAAGCGATTTTCGGCGGAGGCCTACTGCTATCCGAGAAAGCCGCAGCAGAGAAGGCCGCAGCAGAGAAGGCAGCAGCAGAGAAGGCCGCAGCAGAGAAGGCCGCAGCACATATATGGGAGTTATCAGAGCGCGAACGGCAAATTGTCGCAAGCCTCGGAAAATAAGGCAGGGCGGGAGAAATTATGACAAAGAGGCACAAGCGGCGGCTTTTCGCCGGGGCGGTATGCACCCAGATCGTATACAACGTGAGCGAGCAGGCGGATATCAAGAGCAGCAAGCCGAGAAAGCCGCGCTTCGCCACACAGGCAGAGCGCGACGAATTCAACTCCAAAATTTCAGAGGGCAAGTTCGCGGCGCTTATCAACGCAAATTTCGGCCCGACCAGCCTCTACTCCACGCTTACGCTCAGCGCGGAGTTTGAGGTGCATACCGTGGGAGAGATCAAGTGTATCCGTGATAGATTCTGGCGCAGACTTACATACCGATACCCGGAGGCAAAGATCGTGATGGTATACGGGCGCGGAAAATCTACGAACCGCTTCCACATCCACATGGTCTCTGACGGCATCCCGGAGGACGCCATTGCGAAGCTGTGGGGCCTCGGAAGCGTGGTCGAGAGCAAGCACCTTCGCAAGCACAACTATTATGTAAACCAGAATGGAGAAAAGATAGATCACGGGCAGGACTACACCGCGCTGGCGAACTACCTGCACGGCCACTGGCGGAAGGAGTTCGGAGGCCACAGATACAAGGCAAGCCGCACCTGCACAAAGCCGGAGCCGGAGCCTGCCACCGAGGCCGTCCGGGAGTACAGCCCGGAGCATCCGCCGGTCGCCCCGCGCGGCTATGTACTTGTTGAGGCCAGAGCCACACAGTACGGATACCAATACTATAAATATGTATTCGATCCCCAAAGGATGAAAAATTGAAGCGGACGGGAGCCGCTTAAATCTTGCCTTGTAAATGTGTAGGGTTTTGCGACGATGCCGAGGGGAGGCGAAAAAAGTACTTGCAATGCGAACAAAAGTGTGGTAAGGTGCTAGTGAGGGAAGGAGATCGCGTCGTCTGCCCGATATGCGGCAGACGGACGCCGATCCGATTGCTGGAGTCCACGCGGCTCCGGGACTTCCCACTGTACTGCAAAAATTGTAGGAAAACCTCGATCGTGAATACTGAGCCTGAGCCTATGAGCCTGAGCCGATGATCTGTCCGCTGCTGCGGAGGTCGTCGGCTGCTTGTGCATCCGAAGGGCAATATGGACGAGCGAAAGCCGGATCTCCGCGAAAGCGGGGGTCCGGATTTTTTTGCATATTTCGGAGGCTGTGCCGGGCGAAGGCCCGAGGCGGTACGAGCCATGTTCTTTCCTTCCTACTGGGCGCGGAGTTGGGAACCTCCGCGCCTGGCAGAGTCTCCGAAAAAGGAAGGGGGCGAAGAGCCTGAACGAAAAGGTGTACAAGAGCGCGCGGGAGCTTCGCTCCGCGATCGACCGGTATTTCACATCGATCTGCTACAGGGAGCCGGTGACAAGGACGGAGCCGGTGCTGGAGGATCGGGAGTTTATCAAAAACGGAGAACGGATCGTGATGCAATGCCCCGCGCTCGACAAATACGGACACACGCAGACGGCGGTCGTGCCGGTGATGCGCGGGAAAAAGCCGCTCATGCGCGAGATATGGATACGGCCTCCGTGCATGCCGGAGCTGCTGGGCGCGCTGGGCCTGGACGAAAAGCAATGGGATGCGATGCGCACATCGGAGGAATTCGCCAGGACTTGCGCGCGCGCAGGGGCGCGAATCGAGATCTACAACATCCAGCGCCTCGACAGCTCCGCCGCGAACGGCGCAAAGTTCCATCTGGAACGAAAGTTCGGATGGGATGAAAAGGCAGGCGGTACGACGGAGACGGAGATCGAACTTCCGGAGGAGATCGCGCAATGGCGAAGGTAACGCTCGACTTTTCGCGCATCTCCGACAAGCAGAGGCGCTTCATGGAAGCGCTGACGCGCTATGTGGCCTACGGAGGGGCCAGAGGCGGCGGAAAAAGCTGGTCCGTCCGCGCAAAGTCGAAGCTGCTGGCGCTCAGCTGGCCGGGGATCAAGATCCTCATCGTGCGCCGGACGTATCCGGAGCTGCTCAACAACCACATCAACCAGCTCAGGCAGGAGCTGAACGGCGTTGCGCGGTATGCGCAGGACAAGAAGCTCCTGACATTCCGAAACGGCTCGACGATCAAGTTCGGCTACTGCGCAAACGATAACGATATGCTCCAGTATCAGGGCGCGGAGTACGATGTGGTATTCATCGACGAGGCCGCGCAGCTCAAAAAGGAGTGGCTCGATGCCATCGACACCACGGTACGCGGTACGAACGGATTCCCGAAGCGCACCTATTACACGCTCAATCCGGGCGGTCAGAGCCACGGATATTTCAAGCGGCTGTTCATCGATCGCATTTTTGAGGAAGGCGAAAAGCCGGAGAACTACACGTTCATCCAGGCGCTGGTGACCGACAACAAGGCGCTCATGGAGACGCAGCCGGAGTACGTCCAGACGCTGCAAAAGCTGCCGGAAAAGCTCCGGCAGGCATGGCTGGAGGGCCGGTGGGACATTTACGAGGGCCAGTTCTTCGAGGATTTTATCAACAACCCGGAGGGCTATCAGACACGGCAGAACACCCATGTGATCGAGCCGTTCACGCCCGATCCGGGCTGGACGATCTGCCGGAGCTACGACTTCGGATACGGGAAGCCGTTCTCCTGCGCGTGGTGGGCCGTCGATTACGACGGCGTGATCTACCGCATTCTGGAGCTTTACGGATGCACACGCGAGCCGAACACCGGCGTCAAGTGGTCGCCGGACGTGCAGTTTCAGGAGATCGCGAAGATGGAGCGAGAGCATCCATGGCTGGCCGGAAAGCAGATCACCGGAGTGGCAGACCCGTCGATCTGGGACGCTTCGCGCGGAGAAAGCGTGGCGCAGACAGCGGCCAGATACCGCGTATATTTCACGCCGGGCGACAACAAACGCATTCCGGGCTGGATGCAATGCCACTACCGGCTGCAATTCGACGAGAACGGATACCCGCGTATGTACGTTTTCAACACCTGCAAGGCGTTCCTCCGGACGATCCCGCTGCTCATGTACGATGAACACAAGCCGGAAGATCTGGATACGAGCCTTGAGGATCATTGCCTCGTGGGGGACACGTTGGTGCTCACGGAAAATGGATACAGGACGATGGAAAGCCTCGTCGGGACAACGGGGCGGGTGATGTCCTCGGACGGGCAGCTCCACAGATACGGAGATGTGCGAAGAACGCGAAAAGACGCGGAGCTTCTGGAAATCGAGTTGGAGGACGGAACGATCATTCAATGCACCGATGACCACAGATTCATGCTTCCAAACGGCGATTGGATACGCGCCGGGGATCTGTCGGCAGGGATGGAGGTAAAAACATATGGAAATTCAGAAGATCAGCGCGACGGCGCAGAAGTTTGACGGAGTGACGTATTACCTGTGCGGAACGTATTTCCAGCGAAAGGGACACCGACTCCACAGAGCCGTGTGGGAGTATCACAACGGAGAGATACCGGAAGGATATCACATTCACCACAAGGACGGAGATCGGAGCAACAACGACATTTCGAATCTTGAGCTGCTGGAAGGACACGAGCATTTGAGCGGGCACATGAGCACGCCGGAAAGGCGCGCAGAAAGCGCGGCCTGCATCGGTGCAGCCAGAGAGGCCGCCCGCGTGTGGCACGGCTCGGATGCAGGAAGGGGCTTCCACGCAAAGCTGGGGCTTGAAAATTGGGAAAAGCGGAAGGTTCAAACATACGTTTGCAGCTTCTGCGGAAAGACATATCAGACCAAGTTCGTTTACCCGCAAGGCTCGAATCATTTCTGTGGGCCGAACTGCAAGGCGGCATTTCGGCGGAGGAGGATCCGGGATGAAGGTCAAATCGGTTAGGCGTGCAGGATGCGCAGATGTATACAACATGGAAGTGGAGGAAACGCACGATTTTGTAATACAAGGCGGCGTGATCTCCCACAACTGCGCGGACGAATGGCGGTATTTCTGCATGTCGAGGCCGGTGAAGCCGATGCTGGCCGTGCCGGAAAAGCCGCAGTGGATCGATCCGCTGAACATGATGGAGGAAAGATGATGCGATACCCCGAACTGAGCGCGCCTGCGCAGGAACAGATGGTGACAGAGACCTTCGCGGGCTACAACCACAACCTGCGCATTGCCGACGGCGAATTCTACGAGATGCAGAATCTCACCTCGGATTACTATCCCCTGCTGTCTCAGCGCGCGGCCCGCGCAATGGTCGGCGATTTCTCCGGCATTCAGGGGCTGCTGGCAAAGGACGCGCTGGCATGGATCGAGGACGGCGTGCTGTGGTACAACGCACTGTCCATGTCCCCCTACATGGGCGGGGTGCTGCTCTCCGAGGGAGAAAAACAGATGGTATCCATGGGCGCGTACATCTGCGTTTTCCCGGACGGATGGTATTTCAACACCGAGGACTACACGGACAACGGCTACATGGGCCATGAAAACCTTGTGGATTGCACGCAGACGGCGCTTTCCATCAAGGTCTGCACCGTGGACGGAGCCGTTATCACGATCACATACCGGCAGCAGGCGATGCCGGAGGACGCCGCGAACGACGCCTACTGGCTGGACACGGGAAAGCATGAGCTGAAACAGTGGAGCTCCGTCCAGAGCCAGTGGGTGAGCATCCCGACGGTATACGTCAAGCTGGAGGCAAACGGCATCGGAGCGGGCTTCAAGAAGTATGACGGCGTGCAGATCAGCGGCCTCGACGGGACGAATCAGGTCGAAAAGCTCAACGGCTCCCACGTTTTGCAGGACGTCGGCGACAACTACCTTGTGATCGTCGGGATCGTGGACGCGGACGCGAGCCAGAGCACCGGCGAGGTCAAGGCCGCCCGGCGTGTGCCGAAGATGGACTACATCACCGAGAGCGGTAACCGGCTCTGGGGCTGCCGGTACGGCGTATCCGACGGGAAAACCGTCAACGAGCTGTACTGCTGCAAGCTGGGCGATTTCAAGAACTGGGAGTGCTATCAGGGCATTTCGACCGACTCATGGCGCGCAAGCTGCGGCACGGACGGACGCTTCACAGGAGCCGCGACGCTGGCAGACAGTCCGATCTTCTTCAAGGAGGACTGCTTTCACCGCATTTATCCGAGCGCGCAGGGCGCGCATCAGGTAAAGGAGATCAAGGCCCGAGGCGTGCAGCGCGGAAGCGAACAGAGCCTGACCGTTATCGCCGATAAGCTCTATTACAAGGCGCGGGACGGCGTGTGCGTCTATGACGGCTCTCTCCCCTATCTGATCTCGGACGCCTTCGGGCCGGAGCTTTACCGCAAGGCGGCTGCCGGAGGCGTGCGCGGGAAGTATTTCATCTCAATGCAGGACAGCAAAGATGCATGGCAGCTTTTCGTATATGACACGCTCAAGGGGCTTTGGCACCGGGAGGACGGACTACATGTGACGCAGTTCGCCGCGCTCGACGATGAGCTTTATATGCTCCACGTAAACGGGATGCTTATCACGGCCTACGGCTCCGGCGGCGGAAATGTCGAGCCGGAGATCCAGTGGTCGGCGACGACCGGGATCATGACGTGCGGCCTCGTCGGGAAGAAATACATCTCACGGCTGAATCTGCGGATGCAGCTGCCGATCGGAAGCGCGTGCGACTTCTGGATCGAGTACGACTCCTGCGGGGAGTTCCGGCACGCCGGACACATGGACGGACACGGACTGCGGACGTTCCTGCTGCCGATCCGCCCGCAGCGATGCGACCATCTGCGATTCAAGATCACCGGCACAGGGCCGTTTAAGCTCTACAGCATCGGACGCGTTCTGGAAACCGGAAGCGACGCCTGACGCGGTGTCAGACTTGGACACCGAAAGGAGAGAAACATGGACGAAAACACGAACATGACGACGATACAGGACGTGCTGGGCGACATTGAAGCGGGCGAAACGATGCAGCCCATCGGCGTGGCGCAGATCCGGACGGCTATGGATACGCTGACCAAGTACAAGTCCGGAAAGAAGGCGCTTGAAAATCGGCTCGTCGCCTGCGAGCAGTGGTGGAAGCTCCAGCACTGGCAGGAAATGAGTCCGAGTGGGAATCCATACGACCCGCAGTGGCGGTCGGCGTGGCTCTTCAACGTCATTATGGGCAAGCACGCGGACGCCGTGGCGGCGTTTCCGGAGCCTGCCATCCGGCCAAGAGAGCCGGACGACCGCTCCGAGGCGGCGATGCTCACCAGCATTGTGCCGGTGATCCTCGAACAGAACGACTTCGAGGAGACGTATTCCGACTCATGCTGGACGAAGATGAAGCAGGGAACGCTGGCATGGGGCGTGTTCTGGGACAGCTCCAAGCTCAACGGACTCGGGGATGTATCCATCCGGGAGATCGATCTGCTCAACCTCTTCTGGGAGCCGGGCGTGACCGACATTCAGAAGAGCAAAAACCTTTTCTACGCGGAGCTGGTGGACAACGACGTGCTCAAGCAGCGGTATCCGCAGGTCGGCGACACGCTGCGCAGCGACAACACCTTTGTCAGCAAGTACGAAACGGACGATCAGGTGGATACGACGGACAAATCGCTCGTGGTGGACTGGTACTACAAGAAGATCGAGAACGGAAAGAGCGTGCTCCACTTCTGCAAATTCGTGGGCGAGACGGTGCTTTCTGCAACCGAGAACGATCCGAATATGCAGAGCGGGCTTTACGAGGACGGAGATTATCCGTTCGTGATCGACGCGCTCTTCCCGGTGAAGGGATCGATTGCCGGATACGGCTATATCGACATCGGCAAGAGCGCACAGGAGCAGATCGACCTGCTCAATCAGGCGATCCTGAAAAACTCCGTGATGGCGTCCACGCCGCGCTGGTTCATCCGCAGCGACGGAAGTATCAACGAAAAGGAATACGCCGACTGGCGAAAGCCGTTCGTCCACGCGGACGGCAATCTGGGACAGGACTCGGTGATGCCGATCACGGTCAGTCCCCTGTCGGCAAACTACATAAACGTCATTCAGAACAAGATCGAGGAGCTGAAATGGACGACCGGCAACACGGACGTCAACAACGGCTCGGTAAGCTCCGGCGTGACGGCGGCCAGCGCCATTGCCGCCTTGCAGGAGGCGTCCGGGCGCAGCTCCAAGGACGCGACACGCTCGGCATACCGGGCATACGCGCGGCTCATCCGCATGGTGATCGAGCGGATACGGCAGTTCTACGATCTGCCGCGCAAGTTCCGCATCCGGGGCCAGCTCGGGACGGAGGAATATGTAACCTACTCGAACCAGAATCTCAAGCAGCAGGAGCTGCTGGGCCTTGGCGGAGACGTGACATGGCGCAAGCCGGTATTCGATATCGAGGTATCGGCGCAGAAATCCTCCGAGTATACGAGGCTCAGCCAGAACGAACTGGCGCTGCAATTCTATCAGCTCGGATTCTTCGACCCGACAAGGGCGGATCAGGCGCTGGCGACGCTCGACATGATGGACTTTGACGGCAAGGACGAGATCAGCCAGAAGATCGCACAGAACGGAACGCTCCAGCAGGAGCTGGCCAGCTGGCAGCAGATGGCGCTGGCACTGGCGGAGCGCTTCGACCCGGCCATGGCGGACGGGCTGGCACAGCAGATCCTTGGCGCGGATGCGCAGGCGCAGGCTCCGGCGGCCGGAAACGCAAAGGCAGAAATGCCCGGCGAAGAAGCGGGCACGGAGGCAAAGACCGTGACGGATGCGCGGGAGCAGTCGCAGAAGAGCACACAGCCGGATTGACCGGAAGAAAACGTATCGACCGCGCACAGCGCGACGAGATAAATTCAAGGGATCGCCCACCGACGGGCTGAAAGGAACTATATGTTTTACAAATCGTTTATCCCATTTTTCGCCGCCGACGCTGGCGGCATGGGCGGTATGACGGCCAACGCCCAGCCGAACACGAGCAGTCCGGCCACAGCCCTTGTAGGCACGACCGGTTGTCCAAACGGCCCGGAAGGAGCCCCCGGCCCCGCCGCAGCCGCGCAGACCGCACCCGGCGCTCAGGTGCAGCAGGAAGAAACTTTCGAGAGTCTCATCAAGGGCAAGTACAAGGCAGAGTATGGCCGGAAAGTAAAAGAGGCAGTTATGGAACGCCTCAAGAACTCGAAGGCAACGATCAGCAAGTTCTCCCCCATCCTCGATGTGCTGGGCCAGCAGTACGGCATCGACGTCTCCGATCCGGACAAGATCGACTATGACGCGCTGACCAGAAAGCTGACCGACGACAAGCGGCTTTACGAGGCCGAGGCCATGGAGAAGGGCATCCCGCTGGAAACGCTGATGCACACGAAGCAGTTGGAGCGGCAGAACGCCGCGCTCCAGCGCGAGAACGCAGCGGCGCAGGGCGAAATGCAGCGGCGGGCGGAATTCGACCGCATCGTCGGGCAGTTCGCGGAGGTGCAGGCGATGTACCCGCAGGCGGATCTGTCGCAGGAGCTGGCAAACCCGGACTTTGGGCGGCTGGTCTCCAACGGCGTCCCGGCGCTGACGGCCTATGAGGTCGTCCACAAGGCGGAGCTGGCGGCAGCGCGGACGCGCGCCGTCGCGCAGGCAACACAGCAGCAGATCGTAGCCGGTATCCAGGCGAACGGGATGCGTCCTCCGGAGGGCGCGGCCAACGCAGGAAACGGCATGCCCGTACAGTTTGACCCTCGAAAGCTCACGAAACAACAGCGCGACGAAATTCGCGCACGAGTCAATCGGGGCGAGAAGATCACCTTCTAAGCATCTTTAGCCCCGGGAAGGGAGCTAAATTTTGAAGACACTTTCTGAGATCATGCAGGTATGCCACGCACCGGACGCCGGTACGCTGGTCAACACCACGCAGAACTATGTAAACGCATACGACGGCTCGACCACGGCGTTCGCAGCGCCCAACGACCTGTCGTCGCTGATGAAGACCTACTACGACACGGAGCTGCTGGAAAACGCGCGTCCGAATCTGATCCACGCGCAGTTCGCCAGGAAGCAGCCGCTGCCGAAGGGCAGAGGCAAGAAGGTCGAATGGCGCAAGTTCAACACCCTCGCGGACGCTTCGGCACTGACCGAGGGCGTCATCCCGACCGGCCAGAAGTTCGGACAGTCGAGCATGACGGCAAGCATCCTGCAGTACGGCACCTACCTGACGGTATCCGATCAGCTGGAGCTGCACGCCATCGACAACGTGATCCTCAACGCGACCGAGGAGCTGGGCGCTTCGGCGGGCACCACGCAGGACAAGCTTGTGCGGGACACCCTCGCAGCTGGACAGACCGTCCAGTACTGCGACAAGGTGAGCACGGCGGGCGCGCATACCGCCGTCGATACCAGAGCGGGCATGGACACCACGTCCAAGCTGACCCCGACCGAGGTCAACAAGGCCGTGACCACGCTGAAAAAGCTCAAGGCGCCGACGATCAACGGCAAGTACGTTGCGATCATCCATCCGTCGGTCTCCTATGACCTGCGCGAGAACAAGGAGTGGATTGAGGCGCACAAGTATGCGGCGGTCACGCCGCTGTTTACCGGCGAGATCGGCGAGCTGCACGGCGTTCGCTTCATCGAGACGACCGAGGCGAAGATCTGGAACAACAACACCTGCCCCGTCAAGACGGCAGCCGGTACGGGCGGTACGCCTGCGGCGACCTACTACAGCGTGTATTCCACGCTCTTCCTCGGCAAGGACGCCTTCGGCATGATCGATCCGGAGGGCGGCGGTCTGGAAATGATCGTCAAGAGCAAGGAGCAGGCGGGCGGCCCGCTGAACCAGTTCAGCACGCTCGGCTATAAGTTCTCCACCGCGACGAAGATCCTCTATCAGGATCGCATGGTCCGCGTGGAGAGCCTGTCGGAGTACTCCGGCACGGACGAGGCCAACTAAGGAGGTACAGCATGGCAGAGGTAAAAACCAAGACCGAAATGGCAGAGGTAGAAACCAAGACCGAAATGGCAGAGGTAGAAACCAAGGCCGAAATGGCAGAGGTAGAAACCAAGGCCGAAGCGCAGGCAACGAAGAACATCTTCCTGCCGCGCGCATCGGAGACAGAGCAGCAGTTCGAATTTGTCTGCATCAACGGTAAGGCATATCAGGTGCCGCGCGGTAAGCCCGTGGAGGTGCCGCTGGCGGTGGCCGAGGTGCTGGAGCACGCACAGATGCAGGAGACGGAGCTCTTTGAGCGCGTCCACGAAATGCAGCAGCAGTGATAAAGAGGGCCGCGCAAGCGGCCCTTTTATCGAATACGGAAAATGAAAAGGAGGCAGTGAGCATGACCATCCGAGAGGCGATTGAAGCCGTTGACCGGCTCACGCCAAATCAATATGAGAACATCGATAAGGTGCGCTGGCTCAGCGAGCTGGACGGCGTAGTCTATCTGGAAATAGAAAAAACACATGGAAGCGGGAATCCGGTCTGCGAGCCGTGGGTGCGGACGCGCGATCCGCTCGACCGCGAATGGTGCGGCTGTGTGCCGCAGGAGAAGCCAAACGAACAGACGTTCGAGGGGTACCCGGAAACGGTCGATCTCGACACGAAGCTGCGCATTCCGTGGCCGTATGACGAGATATACCGCTGGTATCTGGAAATGAAGATCTCCGACGCGAACGGAGAAATGACGCGGTACAACAACGCAATGACCAAGTACAACGCCTACTACACGGCGTATCAGGATTTTTACAACCGGACGAACATGCCGAAAATGACGGCCCCGTTCATCCATCTGTGAGGCGCGCATGGGAAGTCTGACTTTACAGTATCCGCCCATGACCGGCGGAGACGCCGCGCAGCAGCTGGACGGGCTGCGGCGGTATCTGGTGCAGCTGACGGATGAGCTGAACGGCGCGGACTGGTCGGCGGGCGCGGTGCTCACGCAGATCTCGCAGGCCATCGATGCAAGCGCACTGTCGAAGGAGGAGCGGCTGACGGAGCTGAGCGGATTTGCCGCGCTCAAGACGCTCATCATCAAGACGGCGGATTTCGCGGCGGAGAACTCCGAGGCATTCAAGCTCAAGCTCAGCGGAAATTATGTTGCCGTGTCGGACTTCGGAAAGTACTGGCGGGAGGCCAGCATGACCATTGACGGAAACGAGTTCGGAATCCGGCAGCTGTATGAATTCTCGGCGGGCGTCAACAACGCGTTCACAGTGAACTCGAAGCAGTATGTGAAGACGGGTCTTCTGTACTACGACGGGGTGAAGCCCGTGTACGGCGTGGGCGTGGGCAACATCGAGACGACCGTGTCCAACGAAAACGAAGTCATCGACAAGACAAAGAACGAGCTGCTGACCGTCACGTCCGGCAGGGTCAGCTTCTGGCAGGGCGGCGACGAGGTCGCGTACCTGTCGGAAAAGAAGCTGCACTTCCCTTCCGGGACGCTGGAGGCATTCGACGCGAAGCTGACCGGAACAGTCACGGCGGCTGCCGGGTCGAGCTTCGGCCCGTGGAGCATCTCCGAGAGCAGCATCTACCGCACCGACAACACATGGGGCGGGGCCGGACTTTACTTCGGAACGGACGGGCTTTCCATCGGAAGTGCATTTAAGGTGGATTCGACCGGCAAGCTGACCGCGACGGGCGCGGATATCACAGGCTCCATCAAGGCAAGCGATCTGCTGCTCAACCAGAACGGCAGCTACACCAGCATTCAGATGCAGCTTTCGTCGCTGATCGCGGACGTGCAGGAGCTGACGGCGCTGGCCGCATCGGTCAGCACAAACGCATCCGGCGCGCTGGCGTCGCTGGATCTGAACATCGGCAACAAGGGATGGATCAGCATCACGGGCGCAAGCTCGGCGGCGTCGGCAGTGGAGCTGTACAGCTACGGCGCAGTGCGCATCATTGCGGGGTCGGGCGACGTGTACATACAGAACGGCGACGACAGCGCACACGTCCAGATCGCGGGCAGCGGAGCCGTCAGCATCAAGGGAACGAGCCTCACCTTTAACGGGGCCAGCATCAACACCTCCGGCAACGCCACGGAGGATACCGAGGAGGGTACATGATGGTAAAAGAAGTTAACGAGCTGAGAAGGAAGATCGCCGAGGCGCTGAACGGGTCGAGGCTGCCGCCGGTCGTGGCAGCGCTCGTGCTCGACAGCTACCGGGCGGAGCTTCAGAGGCTCGTGGAGATGCAGGAGGCGGCAGAGGCAGCAACGCCGCCCGAGAAGGGAGAGACGAAAGATGGCGCTGTACAGAGTAAATGACGACGGACGCGCGCCGTCCGGCCTCGGCGTCGGCGACGAGGTGGTCACGGCGGGAGGCACTTACCGCATCGACAGCGTAGGGGCCGACGGGCAGTACAAGTCCACGCTCGTCAACAAGGGCCAGACCACACAGAACTACAAGGGCAGCTATTCCACGCGGAACACGCTGCCGGGCTATTCCGACTACACGGCGGGCAGGCTCGGGAATCTGGAACGGGGCTACTCCCCTTCCGGCGCAGTCTCGCAGGCAAAGGCGTATCTCCAGCAGGTGCAGAGCCGGAGGCCGGGCGCGTACCAGTCGCGGTGGGATGCGGAGCTGGACAGCCTGTACGACCAGATCACCAACCGAAAGCCGTTCCAATACGATCTCAACCAGGACGCGCTGTACCAGCAGTACAAGGACAAGTACGCGGAGCAGGGGCGGCAGGCTGCCGTGAATGCGGCTGCCAGTGCCAGTGCGCTGACCGGTGGATACGGCAACAGCTATGCGACCAGCGCGGCTGCGCAGGCAAACCAGCAGTATCTGACTGCGCTGAATGACAAGCTGCCGGATCTGTACAGCCTTGCAATGGCGCGGTACCAGAACGAAGGCAACGACCTTGCAACGCTGTACGGCCTGTATCAGGGCGCCGATGCGACCGACTACGGGCGGTATCAGGACAATGTGACCGACTTCTACAACTACCTGAATTACCTGACCCAGAAGGAGGACACGGCCTATAAGCGCGACTATACCGAGTGGGGCGACAAAGTGAACCGCTACAACACGGACCGTGATTATCTGTACACCGGGTACCGCGGCGATGTAGCGGACGAGCAGTGGGCCAAGGAACTTGCCGAGCAGCAGCGGCAGTATGATGCCACGATGGCCGAGAACCGGCGCCAGTTTGATGCGAACATGGTGTTCAACCGTGAGCAGCTGGCCCAGCAGCTGGCGATTGCGAATGCAAAGGCGGCCGGCAGCGCGAGCAGCAAGAAGGCGGCGAGCAGCAGCGGCGGGGATAAGTCTGCCTACAGCCGGTGGTATAAGACGCTGGATACCAAGCAGAAAAAGACCGCGAACAATGTGTTCTCCAGTGCGCAGAATGTGCAGGGGTACATCAACAACGCCTCGGGGCATGGGCGCAGCGCGGCGGAGACCTACAACTATGCCAAGCAGGCAGTCAATTCCGGCGTGATCACGGCTGATCAGCTGGACAGATACATGACGATGGCCTATGGGCGGAGGTAAGCTATGAGCCGGAAACGGAAGGATCTTGACAGCAAGTGGGGCGGTGTGCGCGCTGCGGCTGAAGATGATGGCACCGAGACTGCAGCGGTAAGCAGCACCGGCAACAGTGCCGACACCGTAACGCTGGAGATGCTTGAC